GTTTCCTGTTAAGTTACCAACAAAACTTGTGGCTGTTAAAGCTCCAGATGATGAATTAAAAGTAAGGTTTGTTCCTGTTTTAGGTGGTAAGTTTCCTGTTGCAGCCGTTGTAAACAGCACATTACAAGAGGTGTCAGTTGATTCATCAGCAACAGTTATATTTGTCGCAATAGCAGATGTACCAGTAAAGTTTGTAGCGGATAAAATTTGTGTTCCGTTAGCTTTTAATACTTTTCCTGATGCAAGATCAATATTTTCAGAACTTGTCCAAGAATCTGTTGCATCTACCCAGTTCCATGTTTTATTAGTAGCTCCTAGTAATGTTAAACCCCCACCATCGGCAGTCGTATCTGTCGGGGTTGAAACCTTACCTATTTCAATATTTTTGTCAGTTACGGTAATTGTGGTACTCGAAACCGTAGTTGTCGTACCTTGAACTGTAAAGTTACCAGAAACAGTCAAATTACCAGATATTGTTCCACCAGCGGCAGGTAATAAACCTAAATTTGCTGCACCGATTTGACCAACACCAGAGACATTTATATATGCGTTATTTGCAGCATTACGAAGTTTTAAAGTATTAGTATTTGTATCAGCAAAAAATTGAAAAGGATACGTTGTCGAAGGAGCAGAACTACCACTTTGATTTGTGGCACTTGCCTGCATTGCAGTATTAATAGCTTGCCTAACGGCAACACCTGTTCCGTTTTGTACTGATAAAGAGTCTTGTGCCACAGTAAAAGTTATTTTACATTTATCTTATCTTAATCCAGTGGCTTGGTAAACAAAATTACGATTTACAAAACTACCTCCAGAATCTTTTACATCTGCATTAAAACCAGATTTTGTAATTGATGAAATAGCAATTGTATCTCCTGTTTGAATGTTCAGTATATTAGCGTTTACAATCGGTATAAATCCACCAACACCTCCTATAGTTGCACTAACTCCAGTAAAGAATTTATTGGGAAATGTAACTGCTTTTTGTGAGGTACCACTAGCAATTGGAGCAGTTGGGAATTGTGTATTGTGAAGCATAGACATTTTAAAACCAAGTTCAGTAACACAAATATTTGAAGTTGTATTTGAAGAACTTAAGACTACTTTAAATTTAAAACCTCTTGCATTTAAAAGAGTTGTAGCAAATTCTTGAAAAGCTGAAAATGTTGCTGATCCACTACTAGGGTCATCATTTGTAGTGCTAACAAAAATCTTTGCATCTACATCTGTAACTGCTGCCCCTGTTGAAACATTAAATCCAGTAGCAGATAATCTTCTCTCAACTAAAACATTATAAACATCTTCTAAATCTAATACATTATCAAATTCATATTCACCACTTGCAAGAACATTATTTGGGAAATCCCAACTTGCAAGAGCATCAACATCAGAGACAGAATCCCACAATATGTCGCCCTGTAAAACAATCCCAGTAAGAGGAGTTGGATAGTTTGGTGGGCTATATTTTTCAACATTACTAAAAGTACCTTGAAATGTGGGATTATCTGTATCTTCCTTTCTATCAATTATTAAAATTGATCCTGTGGTGCTAGTAGTAAATGCAACACTGGCTGGAGTTAGACTTTGGATTCCGAGAATATTTTCAAATACTGCAAAATATTTACCTGTGATAGCTGGCACGTTTGCACTTGTGGCACTACCAGCAACAGTTGTTAACGATGCTGCTGTTGCAAAAGTCGCATTTGTATTTGTACTATGTCTTATTACAACTTTTCCTCCTGTGAGAACATCTCGACTTGTAGAAGCAGGCCAACTTAAAACAGCTTGAGTTACACTGATTTGGTTGGCAGTTAAACTAGCAACATCATCAGGTGGATTTGTGTTTTGTACTATTGCGTGTGTTTCGCTATAAATAGGACTTCTACCACCAGTAAAATTAAATGCAGTTACTCTTACAGTTAAAGTTCCAACTCTTAAACTTTTTAAAGTTGCATTAGGTGAAGTAGTAATTATCTGTTGGAAATTATCATTATCAATCTTATATTCAACAAAATATTGTACAGTCCTTAAACCATCATGTGTCCAACTTATATCACAACCAATAAGAACACTTGCACCTGATACATAATAAAAAGTTGTAAAAGCAATATCTGTTACAGCGTTAGGAGCCTGACCTATTGGATTTGGAACTGGTGGAGTTACAATCGGCACATCAACTCTTCCATATATAGAGTTGTCATATTGAATCGCAGTGACAGAAAGTGTATGATCTTCTTCTTCAGATACTTTTATAATTCTAAATTTTTCTAAAGTTACATTATCTGTTTCGATAGCATAAAAACCTCCGACACTTGGAACTTGTGAAAAATTAGAACTTACGGTAAATTTTTTCTTTGTTGTATCTTCTCCACCTGATGCTGTAGTTGGTGATGCTATAGCTGAAACTGTTTTTTGTTGCAATAAACCATTAGCAAGTACTACTATTACTTTTGGATTTTGTGCCAGAGTAATTGTTCCTATATCCTCTGTGCTGTCTATCGTTATAGAATTTATAGTTGCAGCATGAATGCGTCCACCTCTACGAGAAAGGGTTTTTAGTGGATCGGCAATAGAGACAACCATACTTGGTGAAAGCACTACACCAGCATCTTGTGAAACCGCAAAGCTTACAGTTTGAGTTAAATATCTTTCAGTTTCTAATATCCATTTACCTAATCTATGAGCTTGACCTTGTGAATAACAACCAATGCTTCTAATTTCTTTATGATTTACTCCATAAACTCTAACTGCGTCCGCATCTTCAACTCTTTCAAATTGAACTTCACCTATCATGTCATAACTTTGATATGCAACAGTAACACAAGTATGTCTTGATTTTATTGACGTTCCATTATATTCAAAGAAACCATCAACAACCATACTTGGATTTATCACATAAGTACTGTCAGTAGGCTTATCTTGTTTAACAACAAAAGAACCAGCCGTAAAATATGCAAGCCCTCTAAATACATTTGTAAGTTCTTTGATGACGGTAAAAACTTCTTTTCTTGTGTTTAGAACACAATTAAGTGAAAATCTTGGTTCTTGCCCTCCTTTACCATCACTTACCAATTCATTACAGTATTGAGATATTGCAAAAAAATCAAATTTATCTAAATTTGCCTCTGGGATAGAACATCCATATCTGGTATTTTTTAAAAGATCAAACAGGCACCACGCAGGGTCATTTGTCCATGTTGCAGCCCCTAATGTGCCATTAAATAAACCAGAATATGTAATTCTTCCGATGTGTGTTGTTGTATCTACTGAAGCATTGTGCGGTATTTGTACTTTAATTCCACGTATCAAGAAACGTCTTTCTGGAATAGTATTAAAATTCTGGGCATTAAATTCTAAAAAATGTAAAGCACTATTTGGATACCTTAATAAATCATCAATAATGGTCGTAAAGCTAGACCAATTTAAAGTGTTTTGCCTTTTTGCACTTGTTTCATCTGCACTTGTTCTCGTTAATCTAATATCAACAGGAAAAGCACCATTGATAGGTACATTATAAGTTCTACTGTAAGGATTACTTGTTTTACCCGAAATAGTAGGTTGAGCAACTACAGCAAAACCACCCCCATTAAATTGAAGCGATATTTGAAAACTTACAGAATGTCCAACAATGTCACCATCATCCTCAATTATTTGAAGTGTTGGAATTTGTACTGTGATTGATACTCTGTCAATATCACTATTGGTTATTGTTCTTGTTATTGGGCCACCAGCTTGAGTTACAGCAACACCTACAGATGAAGTTGCTTCAATTGCCGCTTCCATCGGAATAGGAGGTTGGTTTTGTGTACCAAAATTAAACTGTCTACTAAAACCAGAAAAATTACTTAGCGATGTTTTATCAAGAAAAACATCTTCAAATTGATCTATTTCTCCCTCTGAAATTAAATCTAATACTCTTGCAAACTGATTACTTTGTAAAGTATCAGGTGCTTCAATTGGAGTTCTGGGCTGCCCTCCTTTTTTACTACCTCTTATAACAATATTATCTTCTGTCATTTATTCACTAATTGTAAAAGCTTGAGCGTTAAGGCCTGCACTTATAACCACACTACCAGTTATTACACGACCATAACAAATAGGCACTGGTAATCCTTGATCAGCAACATTAACAATCCCACTAAAACTAAATGATTGTAACTTTGATGCTTCTGGAATAGAAGAAGGTTGTGGACTGAGAAGTTGACTTACACCACCTAATACTAAAGCCAGTCCTATATAACCTAATGCCTTTGTAGCAGCAGCACCAAGTAAACCACCTCCTAATGCACCCCCAATAACAGGCCCAGCAAAGACAGCTAAACCAATCAAAGCAGCACCCATCAATATTTGTCCAAGACCTCTACCAGCACCTTTTATAACAGGAACTATATGCAATACATCTTTTTCAGACCAAGGTTCCAACATTGGTTTTAAATTTGTTCTATATATTTTTTGTTTTCCTATCGTTACTTTGAAACCATTTCCTTGTTCATCATTATTAAGAAACCAACTTGTAAGCTCTGGAAAGTTTACACATAAAGCTTTTATTGCATGAGATGGGTTTGCAACATCTAACTCAAATGAAGATTGACCTAATTTTTTTCTTAATTCTCCATAAACTTTTATTATTTTCATAATGATTTATGTCTAGCAACAAAAGCAGTGTTTTTTATATAATACTCTCCTAAAACATCTCTGCTACTTAATCTGCCTTGAACATGATGTAAAACTTGTTGATCCCCTATGTATATTGCTGCATGATTTGGTAAATTTGCCTCAAGATGTATTAATAAAACGTCATGTTTTTGTATTTCATCTAAGGGAACTTTTCTAAAACCTTCCTTCATAAAATTATCTTCATACAAACTTTGACCTTTCTTCCAAAACTCATCAGCCCTGTAATAATCACGCAATTCTAAATTAAGCTCTTTTTTAAAATAATCTCTTACTAACGAATAACAATCAATAATGCCAAACTGAAAAGTCCTACCAACATAGGGAAGTTCAAACCCAGACGGTTCACAATATCCCCATTTTTCTGTTTGTGGATTAACAATAAACCAAGGGACTTGTGATTTCTCACAAGCAATTTTATCACCATCACTAGGAGTTGGTTGTTCAAAAGGATGTGAATGTATAACAGCAACTATTTCCCCCTCTTCATCTGCCTTTATATAATCTTCATTAGCTAAAACAAAACACTCTTTAGGTAAATCAGCAATATTTTTGCATTTTTTATATTTAGTTCTACCTTTTCTAATAATTACAAGACCACAAGATTCTTTTGGTGATTCTTGTTTTGCATGATCTAATATTTGTTCTTTAATATCTTCTGTAAGATTCATTTAAGCATGCCAAGACTAGGAAAAGACCCATAAGGTAAAGCATTATGCTGTCCAAATCTAGCTTTACATGAAGATAATCTTTTACCGCATGCGTCTTGTGCTGCACTAGCTACAGATTGATCATTTATATCAAAAAAACTTGTTCCTGTATAACTACATTCAGAGCTTCTATAAACCCATTGGCAAATATTTGATACACATTGTCTTTTAGGAAGCATATCACCTTGTTTATCTATAGGCATTACTAGCTCAAATTGAACAACATCTCTATTTTCAGAAACCTTTCTATCAATAGTAAATGTTTGATCTGGGTATCTTGCATGAGGATCAGCGTCAGGTTGTCCATCTAAATATTTTCTTAATGTCGTGATTCTCCTGACTGTTGTTCCAGCAAGATCATTACCGTTAAAGATTGCTGTTTGACTTGGATTTGTAGCCCTTTGCACATTATTTACAGTTTTAATTAATGCAGTAATTGAACCATCAAGGTTTGCAACTGTTAAAGTTGGTCTTGGCAAACTTCCTTGAGTTGTCATTTCAAACCCTTCACTTTTTATAGCTATCGCAGTATATGTATTACTGTTAAAAACTATATTTCCAGTAAAACCAGCGTTTAAACCATTATGAAAATAATATTTTGTAACACCTAAAGCGGTTGCAATTTCACTTACAAATTCAAGTTCAAACAGTTCAATAATCTTATCAGGAGCAAAACTATTTAAATCTTCAAATACACTACTAATAGCAGTCCAGACAACATTATTATCTGTGACAGTAGAGCCTACATCCGTACCAAAAGGAGGTTCTGAAGCTCCTGTAGTGCCTGCCGTAGTACATTCAAAAACTAATCCAGTAGGAACTATAGTGGAAGCTGCTCTGACGACAGTTCCAAGTGATGTGACTGTGTTGGCAGTCCAAGCTGAATAGGCCATTAGGTTTCAAATACCTCCCTAAATGTACATTGAATTATTGCACGATTTAAAGATGGTATAGTTTTACTAAAACTATCACAAATAAATTTGCGTTGTCCTGACATCGTGCAATCTACATTGCCGCTTGTTGTACCGCTTGCAGTTGTTATAACAGTAAATGTATTTTGATTAACTGAAGTAGCGACAATATAATCACCATCGGCTGCAGATCCACTTGTGAAGTCTAAAGTCACTTTATCTCCAATCGCAACACCATGATTTGCAATTGTGATTGTCACTGTGCTGGCTGATCTTGAATATGTTCCAGATTTAGAAATACCTTCAGCAGGTGGAGTAAAATTAAAACTTTCATTATCAAAAGCCCTACTATTTAAAAAAGCTTCTATGACATCTGAATCTGTTTCTGAAACTCTAAATTCTAAACTATAAGTTTTTGGATTTTGATTTATTCCATACGATAATCGCTGTTCAAATCCATCTCCAAATTGCACAACTCGTACATTTGGATTTGTATTTTTAGAAAAACTATAAGTTGGAGTAATATTTGGAAAAGTTGCCATAATTATGCTCTAGATAAAAGCCCTCCAGCCCTTGTTTGTTTTACAAGTTCTTGCTGTACAGCTAATCCTATTAATTTACCTAACTGACTTGAAGTAGCATCATCTCCCTCGGCCTCTGTTCCAGACGCATCAACGGTTACATTTATGATATTTGTATTGCCTCCTCCAATACCTATATCATTGTTTGGAATTACTGTACCCGCAACCGAAGGGACAAAAAGTTCTGGCCCTCGTTCACCAACTATTGCTGCTTTTCCTACAGGAGGTCTCCCACCTTTTGCGAAGAAACCACTAAAAAATTTACCTATTGGGCCACCAAGTGATCCTCCTATTCCAGCCAAGGCTTTTTGTATTGCTAGTTCAATTAATTTCCTTCTTAATTTCTCTAGAACATTTATGGCTGCTTCTGCTAAAGTCTTTGTTCCCATAACCGCATCTGTTAAATTAGAAACGATACCTTGTCTCACACTATCACCAATTTTTTGAAACCTTTCTGCAAGTTTTTCTGCATTTGTTTTTATTTTTTCTGTTTTTTCATTGGTCTTATCTAATTCTGTATTATTAGCTTTATTTAAAGAAACAATATTATTAGAAGCAGTTTCAATAGCTTCTGTTTTAGTTTGTATTTCTGTTTCAATGCCTGCAAATTCAAGTATTTGTCCTTTTAAATTTTCTACATTTTCAATCGCACCTTTAAACAGATCTTTGCCAAAATTTGTAACATTTTCTAATCCTGTTTCAAATTTAGTTTTAACCGTTACACCACCTTTTATAACTTTATTTAAAAATGGTATTTTTCTTAAAACGTCTTTTATATTTTTTACAAGTGTATTAAATATCTCTATTATATTATTTCTTACATCTTGAGCAAAAGTAAAAACCGATTGAATAACGGGAATGGCTGCTTTTGCAATGCCAACAACAACTCCTCCCACAACTTTACCAGCAAATATTACACCATCTGTAAATTTTGTGACGTTTTCTTTTATACTTATCCAACCTTGTTCTAACTCAAACAAAGTATTCTGTGTATCTACTCCTATTGCATTTGCTATTGCTGTTCCTATTTGATTAACAGCCGCAAATAAAGCCCTAAATGGTGAAACAGCTATTTTGACAGCAGCAGCTAAAGCCTCAACTGTAACAGCAGCTATTTTCAATGTTTCTCTAATGACTATTCCAAATTCAGATCCATCAGCAGTCAGATTTGTAAACGCACTACCTAGCCTTGTTAACTGACCTTGTATTGTGTTTTGGGCTGTAAATGCGGCTTGTGCGGCAGTGCCTTGTGCTTTGGCTTGATTCTCTAAATTTTTATTAAAAGAAACTAACTGGTCATTTAGAAGTGGCAATATTGCAGTTCTAGCTTCAACAGATCCAAAGAACTGTGCAAGTGTCTCTTCACTAGCACCACCTTTCTGGATTAACTCAGTTAGTACTCCTCCTAATCCTTTTGTTTTTAAAGTAGTAGCATCAAATGATATGCCTAGCAGTTCTGCCGCATCTCTCGCCTCTTTTGTAGGTTTTTGTATTGCAGCGATGACCTGTCTTAGACCAGCAAAGGTAGATTCAACAGGAACACCAGTTGCAGTGACAGTAGATATTGCAGCGTTGAGTTCATCTATCCCTACCCCAGCCCCAGCCGCTATAGGTGCAAGACGACCTATTTGCTGTGCATATTGATCAACAACAATTTTACCATCGTTCTGCGTTTGAATAAATCCATCAACTAACTTACTAGCCTTATCAGAACTAAGCCCATAAGCATTTAGAACAGAAGTAGTTGCATCAGCAACAGTAGCCAAATCAGAAAATCCACCAGTCGCACCTAACTGTGATGCTTTTAATACGTCTGTTAATTCAGCAGTTTTACCAAAACCAGCGGAGGCTACATCATAAGATGCTGATAATAAATCTAAAGCTGAAGCCTGTCCATTTAATTCGTTTGATAATGTCGCTAATTTTGGCTGTAAAGCATCAACATCAACCCCTAAAGTTTTTACTTTGGCTATAGCAAAATCTTGCTGTGCTAAAACACCAAAAGCTTTCGTAAATGCAGCAACAGCAGTAGTGATTCCTAATATCGGTAATAAAGCTGATTGTATAGCTGCACCAGCAGCTCTTATTCCACCAGCAGCCGTTTTTGCTGCCGCACCTGTTTTAAAAAATGTTTTCGGTAATATTGCTAAATTTTTATTTGCATCTCTAAGTTTACTTTGTGTGCCATTAACAGTCTGATTAAATTTTTTTGCCTGTATATCGACATTTTTTAAAGCTGTGACCGCTTGTGTGGCATTTACTCTTAGTTCTACATTAGAAACTGCCACGACTAAACAATAACTCCTCTAACTATACTTTGATTTACGTTTAATTGCATCAGCCTGTTTTTTTTCTCTATCATACTTTAATTCATAATATCCAGCAAAAAATATAAGCTCTTCGTCGGTAAGCTGTGTTCTTAGTTCACTGACTGTCTTACCTAATTCTGTTGCAAGGAAAAACTCAAAATTTAACCAGTTATCCCCCCTTAAGATTCCTTTGTGTTTTCAGTTGTAAGATTGGGATTAACATTAAATAAAAACAGTTCTATTTCATTTAAAACATTTTCTGGTAAATCAGTTTGTAAACTAGCAAAATCAGATGGATGAAATGCTTTAGTTCCATCTTCTCTTTCTGCTAACTGACAAAGCATGTGTGTTGATACGACCAGAGGATCTTCACTACCAGCCCTTTGTGTGGCTCTTGCTCTATCTGCTCTTGTTATGGCTTTAAAGTACAGAGTGGTTACAACATTGCCATCATTGTCTTTTATGTCAAATTTACGTCTTTTACTTAGGTCAAAAGACTCCCTAAGAATCTCAAGTGTTCTTTTTTCTGCCATGTTTAATTTATTATATAGCTGAAGTTATTGTTCCAGTAGGTTTAAAGGTAATACTTATTGTGTTTGGATCACCTAAAGAAGAACTTTGCTCAAAACTTGTAATAATTCCATTAAAGCTAATCTTTTTAGTTGCACTTGAACTGTCAGGAAATAATTCAAAAGCTGCTGCTCCAAGATCACCTGTTACTAAAGCTCCATCAATAAATGTTGCTGTTTCACCAGTGGCAGCGTCATCATAAAGTAATTCAGCAGTACCTTCACCTTCTATTAATCCACCAACAAACTGTTTAAAGGTATCTCCTTGTGCAGTTGTTTCTTGAGTGTCTTTTGTAATAGACATAGACCAGCTAGTAGTACCTAGTACTGGATTGACTGAAGAACCAGCGTCATCAAACTTAACTTGTCCTACATCGCCCTTTACTTTTGCCATAACAATAAAAAGAAAGATTTATAAATATATTAACTCTTTTCTAGTTTTTTTTCAGCTTTTTTCTCATATTCTTGTTTTTCCATGTATCTTCTGCATTGATTATCCCAATATTGAGGTTCTCTTCTGCCTTTTACAGCTTCAATAACATCAAGCATTTCTTCTGTGATTTTCATAAATTAAAGATCCTCATAAATGTTGAATGTAATTCTTATTTGTGTTTGAAACTTACCTTCTGGACTAGAGTTTAATATCTCAGGGCCAATAGGAGAATCAAAAATTACATTTGATACAGTAATTCTATTGTATAAGTCTCTAAGTCTTTTGCAAATTGTAAAGTTAGACCCTCCACCTATACCTTCTTCTGTAAAAACATTAAGAACAATTAGACCTACAACATTGTTTGTAGAATCACTTGTACCTCCTTGCGTTAGATATTGATGAGAACCAAAACTAGTTAAACATTGAACAAAAGTATTTTCAGTTGTCGAGTCAAATGCCATGTTGTTGAAAACAACAGGGATTGCTGGACTTGAAGCAAGTTCTGTAGCTAATCTTGCCTCTATTGTGGATCTTACAGTATTTAAATCAACAGCAGCCATTATATTCTCCTTTTGATTTTGTTATATTCATCATCTGCCCACTTTTGTAATTCTTTTGCAATTAGTTCTGGAAATCCAGCAGTAGTTTTTTGTCTTGTCCTATATGTGTTTTTCCAAGACGGTGGTAGGTTTTCACCATAACAAACTGGCTCTGCATAGGGTAAGTTATTGATTATGGTTCCGCTAGTTGGTTTTATCTCTGTCTGCCATGAGTTCCGTAGCCTACCAGTGTCAACTGGTGTAGCCTTTTTCACTCTCGCTGTCCATTCTAATGTTGTTGCCTGTACAAGAAAAACAACAGCATCTTCCATTACATCTGCAATCTGATCTATCCTAATTTGTCTTGCCATATTTACCTCAAAATTAAATCAAAACTGATAGGTATATTATTTTGCTCATTTGTTATAACTTGAATAATTTTAAATTCAACACTGCTTATAACAACTCTATCTTTTGTAGTTGGGGCAAAAGTAAGATCCCCAGCAGATATAGTAAGCAACTTATCCTGAGATTCAATTAAATCATTCACTTGATTTTTTGAAACATTACTTAATGCACCTTTAATAGTTGTATCAGATGTACTCTCAGTGATAGCTCCTGTTGTGGTGTTATAACTTCCAGCCGTTACTTGCCTGATAGTTACATCACCGCCAAGCTTTTTTAATGAAGCACTAGCCGCTTTTTTTAGTGCATTTGCAAGACTCATAATGAATAAGCTATGACTTGACCACTTGCAAGAGTAATACTTGTAATAACACCTTCAATTTCAGATGATGCCTTCATTGTGATGCCGTTAATGGTTGAAGATCCATTTTCTGTTAGGTTTTCAGCAACAAAAGTTGCTTCTGCATCTGTCAAACAATGCACCTTTC